TGGTAAAGAGATAAAGTTTAGGATTCCCGAAAGGATAGCCTGATTCCTTTTTGCCGCTTCTACCTGTGCCTGCTTGGTAGCCTCTGCATTCTGAAGATTGATCTCAGCCGATTTGATAGCCTCATCGGTTTGTGCCATCTTTAACTGAAGGATTTCTTCCTCAGATTTTCCCTGAAGTTTCAATTGATTAGTCTGCCCATCAATAGCCTCAAGTTTTTCTTGATTCGCTGCTAGGTCTTTTTGGGTCTGTTCATTGAGTTTTTTCTGCTCACCTGATACACCACCAACTAGGGAAAGGATGTCTTCCCAATAGGCCACTAATAGGCCGACAGCCACTACCAAAGCACCGATACCCGTAGATATCAAAGCCTTCTTAAAGGTGTTGGCTCCTGCCGTTAATCCTTTGAATGTAATGGCTAACTGATCACCCACTTTGCCTATGTCTTTCAATTGAGAAAGTCCCTGAGAAAGTGCCATTGCACCCTGAACTTTTAGGAGTGCTTTTTCTACCTCTTCAGATTGGTTGCCAAATAAAGCCATAGCACCCTGTACCGCTGCAATACCTCCGGCTGCTGTAGTTGCTGCTGTGGTTAATGCCTGAAATCTTTTGCCTGGATCAAACAACTGAGAAGCCTCATTTGCATCTTCAATAGAATCACGGATGCCTGCTACCTTTTGCGCTGCTTTTACTGCTTCATCACTGAATTCCCCGTATTTCTGCCGTGCTACTTGTAACTCTTGAGTCGCTTCCCTTAATTGTTTCTTGAGGGGTTTGACATCTGCATCTAAAATGATTTTATTTTCTTCAGCCATTGGATATGTATTTTAAAGGTTTGGGGAATCCCCAAGAATTCCCCATTTGATTTTTACTCTGCTTCTACTTCTTCCTTCGGGTTCTGCTCCTGCACCTGTTGTGCTAGGAATTGGATGAAGGACATCCCGTACTTGGTAGGCAACTCTTGTGCCCATGCTTCTAGCATTTTGATTTGGTCTTCTGTTAGTGTGATTTTCATTTTGTTTGGTTTTTAAGTGAATCTATTTCTGTTTTAAGTTCTTGAATTGCTGCAACTAAAAGAGGAACAAGTTTTGAATGGTCAATGCCTTGGTAAACGGGTATCTCTTTTTCTTCGATTACAGCCTCGGTAATCACATTTCCTTCTTCATCTAGTTCAGCAGGGGAAACCTCTACCTCTTCAATTCTAAATCCATCCTTTTCACCTGTTACCGCTTGAGGAATTACCTCTTGTACTTCATGAGCAATAAAGCCCATCACCTCTTCATCTGCATCTGCAATAAAGTTAAATGAGCAAGGCTTTAATTGATTCAATATAGATAATGCATTTTCTACAGGTTTAATATTTTCCTTTAATCTGTAGTCTGATGAAGTATTGTAAGAAGTAGCAGAGCCACTTGAGAAAATTGAACCTACTATTCCGTTTGGATTACTGAAATAAATTTGAGCCGATGAAGCAGTTGATACTTGATTACAAGCCACACCTGATCTTGATCCATCTCCGTTTACCTCGAACCATCCATTATTTAAAGTACTAGTTCTATTTACTAAAACGAATCCCCCCGAAGTGATGCGCATTCTTTCGACATTTTGTGTTCTGAAACATAATGGTATATTTGACTCAAATGAGCCTATCACCATGTTATCAGAGTTTACAAAAATCTCTCCGCTACTTACTCCATTTCTTAGGAGTTCAATAGATGGTTGATTGTTTATACTTGTATCATTTATTGCAAATATTCTACCGCTTAATCTTACAGGAATAGAAGTACTCCCCGTGCCTATGCCTACATTGCCGGAGGAAGTGATGCGCATACGTTCTAAGCCTGATGTATGCAATATAGTGTTTGAAGCAGTAACATTATTTAAAATTAAATCGCTTCCAACATATCCGACATAACCAAGCCTTCCTCCGCTTTGAGTAAAATCTACAATGTTTGTTCCTGAATCTGTTCTATTAATAGTTAGCCAAGCACCTGTTCCTGTTCCCTCTATTTGAAACCTACTAGCAGGACTAGCCGTGCCTATGCCTACGTTGCCGGAGCCTGCTATATACATTAAAGTATTTGCACCACCTGAACCATTTCTAAAAGAAAAATTACCGGTATTACCTGTTGCTCTATGGTCAAAGAATAAGGTAGTTGAAGTTCCTTGATTGGAAAATATACCAAGTTGACCACCCGAAGTAGTGCTTGTAAATTCAAGTTCCCCGTTTGTGAATGTACTTCCACCGCTTACCCTTAATGCACCCGCAGCAGTCACGCTACTTGAGAAGGTAGCCGCGCCTGTTGGGGCAATTAGTAAATTAGTAGCAAATGAACTATTAAATACTTTAAATCCATCTACATCTGCACCAATGTACATTACACCTGCACTAGTAGTAGTTCTTTCTAATTTTAATTGAGCAGAAGCACTTATTCCTGCAAGAGTATGAAAATCGCTTCCCGTAGCAGATAGTCTTCCTGCAAATGTAGCACTAGTCCCGGTCAAAGGTCTATCAAAAACTATATTGCCAGTCCCTGTATTATCACTAATTCTTAGATTTGTACTATTTAAATAAATATCCCATTGATTAGTGCCTGAAGAACCATACATTCTCAATCCGCTACCTGCAGAACTTTGAGCAGTAATAGTACCGCTAAAAGTAGCAGCAGTTCCTCCAAGTGTACCTGTCAAAGTTCCACCTGTTAGGGGAAGGTAAGAGTTCAGATCGGAAGTAAAAGCCAAAGTTCCTGAGGCATCCTGAAGGGTATAGGTTTGATTCCCCGTGTTACTGAATGCAATGATACCTCCTCCTTTACTTGACCCTGAGAAGTAGATGTTATTAGCGTTATTAAAGCCGAAGCCATTTGAACCTATAGAAGTCTGCCCTGTAGCATTGATGTTTTTTATGAATGTATTTAGGGCAGTTCCTTGAGTCGCTAGTTGTATGTCTACATTTGCACCTATTGTGCCATTGAATATTTTGTAGCCTGCAAAGGTTTGAGTTCCCGTAGTAACCACACCTCTATTTGATGCCGAAGCATCAGGTAGATTGAAAGTATGAGTAGAACTTGCGCTTGAGATATTGAAGTCTGTGCCACTTGTACCCGTTGCGAAGTTTTGAACCTGAGCAGTCAACCCATTCAAGGCAGTCAATCCTGTGGTGAATGTGGTGATGATTTGGCAAAGGTGACTATTCTCCGTGTGCAAAGTGATTGTCCTTCCTGATCTTGCTACATAGTATCTCAAGGCTAGCCTATCGGTCAAGGCTAGACTAGTAGTAGGTACTGCAAGGGTAGAGAAATAAGGGGTTATGGTAGTGCCGAAGGCAATCAATTCAGGAACTGCTGAATTTGATGCAATTAGGGTAGCAGTCCCTCCTGAATCTACCTTGTATAATTCAATATAAAATGAAGGACTTCCTCCACCTGAAGATGCGCTGAAATAAGTTTCAAAATTCCAATTCCCCCCAGGTATTTCAAGTAGACTAGGATCTCCTGCATCTGTAATAAATGAAGCAAGGTATCCGTCTGCAATAGCCACGAAGTCTGTACCTGTTCCTAGGATTGGAGTCTTATTCATTTCATAATAAGCAACACCTCCAATAGTACCCTGTGATACTGATCCATTCAAGTAGTAAGATACAGAAGCCCCTCCGCCTCCTGCTTCAGGAAAGTCTGCAAGGCTACCATCACCTCGAATGTATTGTGCTACTGTTCCTGCACCTGTCACAGCAATAGTGCCGTTGGCAGTTAAAGGACTATTTGAGACATTGAAAGCAGAAGGCATTGTCAAGCCTACTGAACTTAATTTGTTATTGAAAGTTGTCCAATTTGCAGAGGACAAAAGTCCACGATTTGTAGCCGAAGCAGTGGGAATATTAATAGTAATATTTCCCGAAGTAGTGATAGGCGAACCGCTAACATTGATGTCTGTTCCTGTGCTTCCAATTGTAATACCTACAGAAGTGACACCCACATCAAGGTTATCTTGCATCCAATCCTGAAGGGTTGATACAGTTACCTTGTTAGTAGTGGTAGCACCGCTTGCTACTATAGGAAGGACATCGTTATTAGCAATATCCGTTCTCTCAATCAGTTGACTTATTCTCTTATCTGCCATAATTCTTAAATATAAAATCTTGAATACCCGTTTTCCTGTAGCATATAGGCATCATTCTCAAGAAGGATGTAGTCATAGTCCACAGGGCTAATATTTCTCAGGATCTTAAATAGGGAAACGTAGGATAATCCGTTCGCTATCGGGTTATATTTATCCACCTTCTCAAGTTGGAAGTAGTGAACACCTACCTTGACAATAGTCCTGAAATCTAGGTTTGAAATATCGGTAGGAGTTAGGTAGAAATACCCCTCCAAAAGCCTACTATTCCTGTCCCCTATCGAAGTAATAAGCCCCTCATAATATTCTGTGTACAGGTTATTGTTTTGAGGGTATAAACCAATGCTAAAATATACCTCCCGAGGGAAGGAGAAAAGCACATCTGTCTGCGGCTCGATAGGATCATCTAGGTGACCTGCATAGGGATAGTTAGTATAGGCAATATTGCCCGAAGCATATCCTATATTCCATGAAGGGCAATCTACCTGTGGCTTCCAATATGCTATTCTAGGCTTAAAGTTGTCAGGTACTTTCACCCCATTCTCTACCTTGTAAAGGTGAATCATGATTCTACCTGCTACCTGCTCCCTCATTACAGGGGGACTGAATACCACCTTGACAGTCTTTGTGTCAAGTATAAAATCATTGTCTATGATCGTTCTACTTTCCCCGTATGCCTCATTGAATTTGGTCTTATAGGAAGTAGACCAGTAGTCGCTATCATCATCAAAGGTCAATCTGTATTCCTTTGCCGATAGTTCTGAAAGAGGGGTGATAGTGATGTCCTGTGATTGGTCTAGTTTATCACTCCAATCCAAAGCCTGATCTTTGAAGGTTCTGTAGAACTCATTGTAGGGTACTATCTCAAGGACATTTGTCCGTAGCCTGTCCTGAGTCACATACAAGTTGTACATCGAAATGATAGACTTCAAGAAATCCCTCTGCTTCATAGACTTTGGCAAGGTGTAGCCTATCTTCATAGTATCCCCCTCCTCAAGTTCTACCGCTACGGGTACAGTGTTACCTATCTTAAATGTTCCCCCAGGCTGAATCACTACCTCGGTCTGAAGTTGGGTATTCGTTCCTGATCCTGCAATGTCTCCTGTTAGCCTGATTTCAAAGTAGTCATTCAAGGCAAGGTCAATGCCCCCACTTATTGAGACATCCCAAGCGTAGATTTGACCTGCAGAAATAAATGAAACTAACTTGCTGCTGTACAAAACCTCAGATCCATTCTTTAAAACAGAGACTGTCCACACGTTATCTGTGTAGCCCTGCAAAGCCTCCAAGAATATCCTAAAATTTAGGTTTAATCCTGTGTTTAAACCCTGTGTTTTATTCCATCTAAATCTAGTCCCTGAATTTTGAATAGTAAATCCTGAAGCCTCTACAGAAGTAAATGAAAGCAAGTGACTGAAATCTGAATCAGTAGTGACCTCCTGCTGAAATAGGTTAGTAGTTTGATTGAGTAGGGTAGTGCTTTCTCTTGTGATGGTCTTTTCGGCCGTAATCAGTAGCAACTTTCTGAAATAGAAACTTTCAAAGAAAGGTGCAGTTAGTTGAAAGTTAGCCTCGGCAAAGATCCTTCTCAAAATCTCGGTGACAAATACAGCAGGTTTAAAGTTCTTAATTGGGTAGGTGATTGAGTCTACTGAATAGCCATAATCTACCAAAGGGTAGACATAGTTCTGGGCACCTTCTACCCATTCCGTACGATTCCAAGAGTTCTGAATATTGGTTCTATTCCATACATGGTCATAGTCCGCAAAATTTAGTTCTGCCAAAGTCTTATCACCCAACTCATGGAGGATATCCCGAAGCCTACCAAACATATTGACCTCATAAGTGATATCACCCTCCCTAGAATTGATCTTAGACATCCTCAAAACCCCGTCAAATATCTTGACATTATCAAGGAAGATCTGCGCCTTTGCCTGTTTAGCAGGATTGAAGTTTACACCTATGTTGACATCCTCTTCATAGTAGTCATTGTTCACCGAAATATCAAAGATATTCCCAAAAAGGCTTTGATTTTTTGCCGTGTTTGGCAGGATAATAGTCTTTGAATAGGAAGTATTTCGCCTCTCAATATCGCTTACATCAGCCACAGAGAAGGTGAAATCAACATCGATATCTCCAAGGGTATCCGCTTCGATCCCTTCTACGAATAGCCTTGCGCTCATATTACCTGTCGGGTGTTTAGTAGTTGGAATTCTACATCTATTTCTAAGTTGAATAACTTATCAGAGGCAGTTTTCTTTACCTCGTATGTGGTAGCGTTTGGCTTAACCGGTATCCAAGAAGGAGTGATGTAGTTATCATTTACCAAGTTCAAATAAACCAAAGGGCTTGAGTACAGTTCCCTGAGAAGTTCCGCCTGCACATCATTGATGTAGTCCGAAATGATTCTCCAATTCTGTGTTTCCTTAGTGAAGTAGATAGGGTTTACATTCTTTACTACTATCCCATTAGCCTCATAGATATCCCCGTTGTAGTTTCTCTCATATCCCTTCTTTTCAATCTGAAAACTAGTTTTATTCACTAGGTCAAAGTTGAAGAAATCATAAACCCCGAACTTATTTAGGTAGGCTATCCGCATAGGATCGTACTTACCACAGGATTGAGTATATAGGGTTGCAAATTTGTACCTCCTTGCAGAGCCGTTATTCCAATTCACGAATAATTGAATAGATTCCACATTTGCCCCGTAGGTCATGGGAGTGATTTTGAAATAGGTCACGCTAGGAGTAGCAACTGCTGAAGGGGTAATATAGTAGGTTGCTGTGGTAGCATTTGTATAGGTCACTAATAGTTCTACATTAGTCAAAAGCCCTGTATTAATAAAGCCTATGATCTGTGAATCGAATTCCCTTGCCTTGATAGTAGTCCAATCACTTAAAGGCTTGTATACAGTATTGCTAGATCCAGAATACTGAGCATGATTTGCGTACCAATTTTTTAACTCGAGCAAAGGCAAAGCACCCGCGAAAGCGTACTTGGTAGAACTCACTACCTCACTAGCCAAAACTATCACGAATTCACCCGCCACCTCATAGTACTCATAGCACTTGAGGTAGAAGCCCTTGATCACATTGGTAGAACTTGATGAAGAAGCAGTCTCATAGAATCCCTTGCTGTAAGTGAAGTTTACCGAAACATACTTAGAGACATCAAACTCCACAGGATCGCCAGGATCAGCAGGTGAATCATAGTAGGCAGTAGTTACAAGTTCGTTGTCTGAATTGTAGACCTTGACCACATACTTAAAACCGATCTCCTCAGAGTTCGTGCTGCTTATGGTGTAGTTAATCCTGTTGAATGCAGGAAGTATATTGATGCTAGGTTGAGTAAGGGTTATCATTTGCTTATTCTTAAAACGAGTGAGTCTGCTCCAATGGTTTGAATGTCGACATTGAATTCAGGAGTCGCTTCATCAATTGATTTCTTGATGAATTGCCTTCCTTCAATACCGTACTTTTTGATATAGTATGCTAATCTCTTAGCACTTGTTGAAATCTGAGGAAGTACATTTCTGCCCTCTATCAGGTTAGTAGCCTCTATCTCCATGTTCTTCCGTTGCATCCATCCCTGCAACTGCTGTAAGGCTTCAGGAGGCATCCCGTAGGTCTTGAATTGGTAAAACTTACCCTGATCATTCTTATAGGTCTTCCGCTTGTTTTGAATACCCCTTACCCCCTTGTCTATGTAGTCGGCATAGTCTACCCCTACACCAATCTCAAGCCTATATCCAGTCTTTGTTTCCTTTACCCCTAGGACTGAAAAAGAGGAAGACAATCTGCCTGAATCTGCAGGTGTATTCTTCTCTAGGTTTTGCACAATTTTTCCACCTAGTTTGAGCATTGCATCCATTACATTCTTGACTGCAGTATTCTCTACATCCAAGATGTACTGATCACCTCGAAGCCTTTTGCCTCCTATAATGACATCCGCTACTTGAGCCTTTGTTGCAACGACCATTTTTTATATTGTGCTTCTTTGTCTTTGTTCAAATCCTTCAAATATGCTAGGGTATTTAAGTACTCAACTACCCTCAGATCATAGGCATCATTTACTTTGATGTTCTGAAAATCGGCTACCTGCTTAGTGCTAAATACCCAGCCCCACCTTTCCATAAATCCACTACCTTTTTCGCCATCTCCTGATTCCCCAGAGAGGAGGTTATAGTACTGCTTATTAATTCGCTGAATAATTGACAAAAAAAAAGCATACAACTATATACTTCTATGAATTTTGCCCCTAGCAAATCATCTGCCACCACGTCATGAGGCACCACCCCGTACCCCTGATATCTCTTCCCTTTCATCGGTAGAAAGAAGCACGCTGCAATCTTATTGAGTTGCATGATTTCACCGCTAAAAGCCAAGATGTCAATGTACTGACCTGCCGTAATTTCGTATAATTCATGGCAGAACTTGTACCTATTTTCACCTACCTGCAAATAGTCTACAGGTTTGGTCTGTGGGATGTTATTGAAGAAATCCAACTTCTCAGCGTAGTCATGCATAAGATCACGATACTTGTAGGTATCATAGTGTTCCTCACTTTTCCCCTCCACGATAGCAAGCATTTTCTGCTGCTTCTCAATGATGTTCAGATTTGCGTTTGTTTCGATATCGTACAGGCTGATGAACTGCCCGACTGTCAATTTATCCCACATAGTTTTAAATATATTTTTTTGGTTTGATGTATCTATCTGAAGGAGTACTTCCCTAGGTGACTATTCGAGATCTTATTCACCACCGAATAGCGGAGTGCATCTAGTGCGTGGTTGAAATTATCTACAGGCTTATTCGTCATCTGCCCATTCTTATCCTCTATGTACTTGTAGTTCCTCAGTTCCTTAATCAGGTTGTAACTTCCTTCGGTTGCATACAGGTTGTATCTCCGAATGATGTCTATACCTAGATTGATTGCACCCTTCACAACAGGCTTCACATTCCAT